CATGTCAAAAATTATTCAAGGAAATTATAACATGAAAAATAAAAAAGAGCAATGGAAACCAAGAATTGTAAACATTATGGCAGATGGTTCGGTCGTTGAAGACTTAACAGGATATGTCATCCCTGCTGGCCATTCATATTATGACATCATTCTAGGCATGAACAAGCAATCTAACGAGGAGGATGTAGCTTAATGAAATTATTTACTAAGTTAAAACTCAGACTTGAAGTAGTTCTTAAAGCAGTCAACCTTGACTGGCGAGAGGTAGCGGTAGAGCTTAATGAGGACCTTCTCGAAGAGCGCATACGTCGCTTTGCTTTCGAGCAAGAAAACCATGACTTGAAGCAAGAATTAGCAATCTACAAAGAAAAAGAACAAGGAGAACAATATGTTTAAAGCACTAAAAACAATCAAAAAAATCAAACAACTTCAGAAAGAAATGCACGATTTCAGCCTTGCTTTTTTGCTCGGCCAAGAAATAGGAGTTTTCCCAGAAAATGAAATTGCCAAAGCGAAAGCTCAGGCGATGCATGATGCGAGCCTTCTTTTAGGCGATGTCCTAAAAGGCGAATCAGTTGACGAAGCAACAGCTCGCTTGAAGAAGATGATGGCCAAAGAGGTAAAAGCAGATGAACAGAATTGAACTTGAAAACCGTGTATGGCTTTTGGCCAATCATGAAGAAAAAAACGAATTGCTGGATCTTGGACTAACATCCAAGGCCAGATATGTGAAGCGAGTTCTGGAACTTGGAAAGGTGTATGCTCATGTTTGATTATGACAGAGATATGATTCAACCGCCTGAAGAACGAGAAGAACTTGACCCAAGCCAGTACATCTATGTTGGATGTGGGCAGTATCGATATGTGGGTGATGAAGTATGATTGAGGAACTACTTGCAGAAATCGACAACTGGCGAGCTGAGTATATGCATCTTGGCCGAGAGATGGGGCAGATTATCAATGAACAACAAGATATTATTTTGAAATTGCAAAACGAAAATCGGCGTATAAAGCGTGAAAATTGGAATTTGAAGAAGACGAAAGGTAGAAGAAAATGAAGAAACGATTATATTACAAAAAATGGAAACAAGAACTTAGAGAGGAAATGAGAGAAGAAATTGATGGCGATTATCTAACCGAGAAAATGGTTAGAAAAATGAGCATTAACGATATGTCACACTATTTGAACCGATTAGCATTAGAAGAAGCTGGATACTGTGGGACAATGTTTAATTACTAAAAGAAAAAGGAGAAGAAAATGACAAATATACCTTCAAACAAAGGGAAAAGTTATATCAGAATTGAAATGTCTCCGAAACAAAAAGAGTTGATTGGAGTTTTAGCTGAACTCGAAGGCTCTACGTCGCAAGACTTGCTGAACAGAGTAGTCGAGCAATTTATCGATAGCAATTTAGGGCTTATTGATGATTATAAAAACGGTTTGGACGACCTGAAGCAAAATGCTAGACGCAGATTGACAACGAAGATTTAAGGAGAAAATAAAATGGCAAATGAACTAACACATAAACATTTTTTTAACTCACCAGCAGTAAAACAGAAATTTTCTGAAGTGCTAGACGGTAATGGCCAGCAATTCGTGGCCAGTTTGCTTAGTATCGTAACGAACAATAACCTACTAGCTAAAGCTACCAATGAAAGTATCATGACCGCTGCTATGAAAGCAGCGACTTTAAAACTACCGATTGAACCAAGTCTTGGAATGGCATACATAGTGCCGTATAACAGAAACGAGAAGCAAGGCAACACTTGGGTAAAAATAAACGAAGCACAATTCCAGATGGGTTACAAAGGTTTCATTCAACTAGCTCAACGGAGCGGACAAATCAGGAATATAAACTGCGACATCGTTTACAAAGAGGAATTTTTGCGATATGACAAAGTTTATGGCACGTTACACCTCAAAGAAGAGCAAGTCGATAGCGGAGAGGTTGAGGGATATTTTGCAAGTTTAGAATTGATCAATGGATTTAGAAAGATGATTTTCTGGAAAAAAGAAAAAGTCATAGCACATGCTCAGAAATATTCTAAAACCTACGACAAGCAGATTGGAGATTTTAAATCTGGAACTCCTTGGAAAACTGAATTTGATGCCATGGCTCAAAAAACACTTATCAAAGAGCTTTTAAGCAAATATGCTCCTCTCTCAACGGAGTTACAGGAAGCTATCATTGCCGATAACGAAGATTCCAACGTAAACGAAGTGAAGAGAGCAAAGGACGTCACACCTCCAGAATCTGACAATCTATCTGATTTGTTAGGTGCTCCAGAAGAAACAGGCAAAGTAATTGACCAAGAGCCAGAAAACGGTCAAATGGACATGTTAGAAGGGGAGGATTTCTAAAATGACTGAAGAATTGAAAGATGTAACGGATAGTTTGGAACTTGTTCCAGTAACAGATTTAGAGATTGGTTTTACTCTAAAAGCCGCTGAAATCGAAATCCAAGGTAAAGAAGTTTTGGAGAAAGCTTTAGAGTCTTATAAAAAGAAATACACTGGCTATATCGTTACAGAAGAAACTTTATCAGATGACATTAAAGTCAAAGACGAGTTGGGACGAGTACAGCGTCAGATTGAACAAGAACTTAAAAACCAGCTTTCAGAATACTCTAAACCTCTTGACGAAGCAAAGGCTTGGGTTGATAGCATATTAGACCCTATCAAAACTTTGCAGACAGACATTAAAAATCAAATCAGGGAGTTTGAGGAGAGAGAAACAGAAGCCCGAAAGGAAACGGTCAGAGAAGCCTTTGAATCTGCAATCGCAGAAAGTGGTACAGAACTTGACATCAAATTATTTGCTATTTACTTTGACGATTTCAGCAAGAAGAAGTGTTTTATGGCCGATAATGTGCGAATCAATCAAGCTACTTCTAAAATGATTGTCGGATTGGTTGCAGAAGAAGCCGCTAAGAAGCAACAACGTGAAGCTGGACTTATCCAGATTACAGAAGCGGCAGCTAAAGCTGGTCTCGGACCTACTGTTTACATTCGCAGTTATGACCAGGGAGCGAAACTTGTTGATGTTTTGCAAGCAATTCTTGATGACAAGACATTAGCTGAACGAGCTAAAGCGGAAGACGAGTTGAAAAAACGTATAGATGAAATGACTGCTATCGCGGTGGCTAAAGGTTTGAACCCTGAAAAGTACGTTGATTTGCTAAGAGAGGGTCGCTCTGCTTTGGATACTATCGATATCTTACATGCAGACGCAGATGAGCTTAGACGGACTAAAGCAGAAGCGAAACAAGACACTCAGGGTCAATTCTACGCCCAAAATCAGCCTGAATTTGGGTCAGAAAGCAGTTCAGGGGGCAATCATACCCTAGAGCAAGAAACAGGCCGAAAATCGCAAAATATGGCTTCTGAGGATGGCGTTAAAAAATATGGTTACAAATTTACTGTAGATCTAATTTTTCCAGCAGAAAACGCAAAGGAAATAAAGGAGCAATTCAAAGAATGGCTTAACGCTAACGGTGTTCAATTTGAGCCACGAACAAAATCAGTAAAGGTGGAGATGAAATGACAATGGATTTACTTGGAGAAGATTACTACTCAGCAGCTTCCGCACGTCAATACTGGTCTATCTCGCAATACAAGCGATTTAGAGAGTGCGAAGCACGGGCATTGGCAGAGCTAGAGGGAGAGTGGGAAGACCAGAGAGATAATACGGCTCTCTTGGTCGGGAACATGGTCCACAGCTACTTTGAAAGCCCAGAAGCACACAAGAAGTTCATGGATGAAAATGCAGATGCCATGATTTCAAAAGCTGGGAAAACCAAAGGTCAGTTGAAAGCTGACTTTCTGGTTGGCCAGCGCATGATTGAGAGACTGGAAGCTGACAAGGAATTTATGGAGTACTACGTCGGCCAGAAAGAGGTTGCTGTCACAGGCAAAATCGAAGGAGTGGAATTTAAAGGCAAGATTGACTGCCTCAATGTCGAAAAGGGCTACTTCGTGGATATCAAGACCACAAAATCAGATATTGATAGCGAGGTCTGGGTTAAGGATGAAGCAAGTGGGCGAAATATTCAAGTCCGCTGGTTTGAAGCTTGGGGATATATTCTTCAAATGGCAACTTACAAGAAGATGTTGGAAGAAGAATATGGCAAAGAGTTCCTCCCTATCATCTACGCAGTGACAAAAGAGCCGTACCCTGATACCAGAGCGATTGCTTTTGAGTCGCAGGAAATACTCGATTATGAGTTGACCAAGATGTCCATGCTTATCCAGCGCCTTGACAAGGTCAAGCGAGGCGAAGAGAAAGCGAAGCCGTGTGGCCATTGCGAATATTGCAAATCGAAAGCGTTGACCCGGCGCGTGGAGGTAATCTAATGATTCATCTCTACGAAAATCATCTTGGTGGCTGGTACACGCTAGATCGATACGAAGAACCAGATTATTGCGGAACATGTAGAGAGTCCGATGAGTATGTCGGAGCGTTTCAAAGCATGGAAGATGTTGCGCTGAAGTTGATGAAAGAAAATGCTTCAGATGAAGAAATCCAGCAAGTAACTGGACTTAAAGTGATTGTTAAATTTGAAAAAGCGAGGAAAGAATGAAAATTTATATTGAACAAGATGACATAAAATTGAGCTTTGAGCGAGTGCAGGAACTTGATTATAAAACCTTATTCAAGGCCTATCAGATGGTCACAGGGTCTGATGAAATCCTTGAGGATTTGAGTCGGAAAGAGCCTGAGAATGCAGGGACCGTTTTAAAAAATGATGCTGAAAAAATAGCTGAAATCGATCCTGTCAATATCAAAGAAGCCACAGATAGATTGTCAGCAAAATTTAGCGGAAGTCCAGCGGTTTCGCAGAAACCAAGCGAGAAAGTAGATGTTGATTTGCAATGCCCGTTTTGTGGATGTGCGAAGCGGTGGAAAGTCCCATCTTACTTTAAATTCATGAATTGCCCTGACTGCCAAGGCTCAATTTTCTTGTCTTGGGCGACGGGAGTCAAAGGCGAATTGGATGACAATGGATTTTATTTCAGAGGGGACAGCCCGATGAAGTTCAAAGAGCAGACAGATGAATTCGAGGATATGTTTGCTGTTGAAAAATCAAAATAGCCAAAACCAACTATTTCCATTTTGGAAACAACTCAAAAACCAACAAGCCGTGCATTCTTGTAAAACTGCGAACTAGAAAACGTCAGTAAGGGTCATGTGACTTTGGACGAGCGACTGCCCGTATTTAGTCAATTCTCACAAAGGCAGTCGCATTTTTTTGGAGAAAATTAATGAATTATAAAATCGATATAGCAGGAACGAGCATTGCACTCGAAATAGTAGATGAAAACATCACGATCACAAACAAGATTGAATATGATATGCAGATGCATTTCAGAAATACGGACGCAGATGCTTCTCTTGATACAAGTGGCGACGTGTTCGAGCCTCTCTATTGGCTAGACATCAGGGTAACACCGAAAACGCCAACAGAGTATCATACGAGCCTTGGAGTCAAGAGGGAGAAACGCCACTTAGCCGAACTTCAGAAGTTCTTTGAGTTCATCGAGAACAACAAGCGAAATCTATTCGATCTTTGTGGAATCAAGGGAGAGCTGCAATGAAATCTCTGACATTATCGTTAGACATTTCGACTACTGCGACAGGTTGGGCCATATTTCACGGCTCTGAACTTGTCCAGAGTGGTGTCTTAAAGCATAAAAGCAAGTCATTCTTTGAACGTGGGCGCTTCATGGCTAGCGAATTGCGAGCTATTCAATCGAGAGCGCTCCAGAAGTACAACTGCCATTTTGAATCAATTGTAGTCGAGAAGAACTCAGTCATGGGGCCAAATCAGCAGTCTATGATCAGTATTGGAATTGTGACAGGCATTATCCTTGGCCGACTGATTGCTGACAATGTGTACTTCGTGAACGTGTCGACCTGGCGCAAGTATTGGAAGTTTAGTTACAAGGACAGAAGTAAAAAATCAATGAAGCTGCAGGCAGTTGCTAAGGTTTCGGATGAATTTGACTTGAACGTCAAAGACGATGAAGCTGACGCTATCCTGATTGGTTCATATTTTGTAAACCATGGCCAAGAATTTGGAAATTTGGAAAGCCACAAGGTGAGTTGAGGAGTTGGAAGATGAATGTTAAGGAATTAATTGAGAAATACAAAAGATATGAGGGGAAGTGGAATGGTAAAACAGGAGAACTAGCTCGTCAAATTTTTCTAGAAGACTTGAAACAACTAGACGAACCGCAGAAGGTCAAAGTACCGCCGGCTGTGGCGGTTTGGTATGAGATAAACAAAGATAATTTAGATAAAAACATTGCATATCTTTGTTTGAATAATTGGGGAGAATTTATAAATGACAAGACTCTCTTTAACTGGATGTCGAATACAGATAACTTTATCCAAATTCTCGTCAACATGCGCCAATTTGGCTACGAGGTCGAGAAAGAGAAGCGGTATTTGGTTAGGATCAAAGCGACAAAACACTACTTTGCTAAAGATGGAACTGGGAAAATGTATTTTTCTCTAAAATACAAAAGCTATTTTACAAAAAAAGAATTAGAAGATGCGGATTTCGGATGGGTATTCGATTGCCCGGGTGTGGAAGTTGAGGAGGTGGAATAAATGGCAAAATTTATTCAAATCCAATCTTGTTACAGAGGAATTGTCGAAAACGAACTCATCAATATAGAAGATATTAGTCGCATCTGTCTAGGTTCTAACATCTTATTTCTACGAACACCTTACAGTGCCGGAGAGCGTCATATTTCTATCACTAAAGATTCGGTAGATAAATTATTGAAGGAGTTGGATATTGTTGGGGAGGTGGAGTGATGAGAGTGTTCATGGAGTTCGTTGACGACGAAGAAAAGCTGGCGGTAGAGAGACTCAATGAATACATTGAAAGAGCTAAAATAGCAACAAGAGGTAAGGCGAAAATAAACATTGTAGGTTACCAAGTTGCACGTTACGAACAAATAAACAAAGAAAGAACTTACATTCTTGTCGAGGAGGTCATAGATTGAAACGATTCATAGCTATCTGGATACTATTATCTGCTGGATTAAATATTTGGCAGAGCATCCACATTAAAAAACTAGAAGAAAAGCGCCCGATGATTATCTATAAGGCCGATAACACAGGCGCTGAGATATTTGGTGAGGTGGTCGAGAAAGGACGACATGGAAAACTATACACGCTTACGATTCGTGATTACGGGATGTTCGTAGTTACGAAGGACGTGTATGACAAGGTTAGATTAGGAGATGAGGTGATGTTATGAAATTATTTCTTCACGAAGATTGTATGGACGTCATAAAAAGATATCCTGACAACTATTTTGA